CTATTGAGAGCCAAAATCTGTTCCTTTTCCTCAGGGAATAGAGACAAATAACGTTCAAAGAGAGACTTCACCCTGGGGGTACATGTCAAAGGAAAGGAGAATTTACTTTCCGCAGATGTATCCGCGTAAGTAACACCAATGGTGGTGCCCTGCGAATTTTTGCAGGCAAGGAACCACTCTTCCTCAGTAAAATCAGTCAGAACGTGGCGCATAAGCGCTCGTGCACGCACTAAGATTTTGTCTATAGTGCGCGACTGGCGAGAGATATGAATCGTAGGATTAGGAAAACGACAAAAAGCGTTCACCTTCTCCATCCGATCATTAACCTTTCTAAACTTTTCAAAGGCTAATGTCTCAAGCACGTCTGATGATACCATCGGGGACGAGTACTTTTTAAGGAACTCATCACGCATCCGGTTTAATCCGGACACGGTAGCAGGGTGTGCTAGTGCTATATACTCCTGTGAAACACTGCAATCCAAATATACGGCCTGACTAACTAAAGTCTTAATGTAGTCAGGATCGAAAGAGCAAGGCGCTCCATTCGTCACTGATGCTTTCTTTTTGGTCATACGAAATAGCTCCTATATGAAAAAGTAGGTCTTACTTCATATCGCTGTACTTGTAAACATCCCACATATCTTGCGGTCTCAGATACATCATATTTCTATCGATGCACTGATAGGCATTGTTTATATAGAATAAGCCAGCGATTATAGCCAAAAGCACGGCGGACCAATACATGGTACCAAAGGCTTAGGCTAGGCTGCCTGAGTAATAAAAATCACTCAGAGCAGTTATGTAAGTAAGTTGAGCGAGTTTCATTCTCAGTTCCAGAACATCAGCACTCGGGGTTTCCCGGGAGAAGCTGAGTTCATTGCGCGCGGTATTAAAAGATACTGCGCCATTTGCGTTTACAAACGGTACAGTAACAGCAATGTTGCGCCGGTTCTGTGTAAACCCACTTGGAGACCCTGGACTGGCAGAGGCAAGCTTAGTTGTAAATGTTATCAACGTTTGCTCATCAAAGGCAGCACTATCATCCAACAGCATTTTCTTTACGCTGGCGGTAGAATAGAGTTGCAATAGCCCAGTGGAAGTTCCACCTGTGGCAGCGAGTGACGTAGGTACGACCGCAATTGTAGCGGCTTCAATAGTCATGTTACATTCCTATGGTAACGGCAAGGACGCCGGTAAAAGTTAGCGTACACGCAAATTCGCAACAATCAACGTGCAGAGGTCAACTATTTTAGTGGCATCTGATACGAGTCCCCTCACATCTAGTGAGGGTACGGCATCAGAGTACGATGGTGCCCAGGGGTAACGTACGTAAATGAACGAAGTGTTCTTTACCTCGTTTCCTGAACCAGTTGTGGAATATTTGTCTCGGCGGAGCTGCGATACACGATGGGTTGATTCCCACTCGGTACGCGACACAACCGAAGCAGATAAGATCTTAATTGAGGGATCAAGAAGGTTCGTGAAAGCGCTCACAGAGCGACTGACATCTAGAACCCTATCTACCATAAATGAATACGGCATGACGGCCCAGACTGTGGCTGGAACATCCTTGAATCTCAAGCCTGCTCTCCATGGAATGTTGTTTACTGGATTAGTCATCTCATATAAAATGGATGCATGCCACTTTCGAGTGGCATTTATAGTCCAAACAACATCATGACCCGTAGGGCTGGAACCAACTTGGGTTCCAGAACCTGCCGCGTCATCGGAGTCGAAGCCCCGCGCATTCCTGCGCATTGGGGGCGTTCTGTCTTTAGTCGTCGCG